CGCCGCCGCTCCCCGCGCGGCCTGCCGATGCGCCGCTGCCGCCCCCGGCCGCACCCGCATTGCCGCCGCCGCCACCGATCGCCTCGAGGCGCTCGTCGAGCATGGCGGCGGCCTCGCCCGCTTCGCCGATCCTGCGGTCGGCCTGCTGCATCGCCTCGCCCAGCGCTTCGAGCGCGGCGAGCGGCGCGAGCGCCTGCGCGCGCAGGGCATCGGCGCGGGCAAAGGCCGCATCGCTTTGCTGTCGCGCCGCGCCCGCCATGCGCCCCAGCCCTTCGGGCATGGCGAAGGGATCGTCGGCGAAGGCCTCGGCAAAGGCGCGCCTTGCGGCACTGCCGGCCCGCGCCGCGGCCCCGGCGAAGCGGTTCTCGATCCGCGGCAGGTCGATCTCGGGCACCAGCGCGATGCGCCGCTCGGAACCCAACAGGTCGAGCCCGGCATTGGCGGCCGCGAGCAGGCGGTTGATGCCGCGCACCGCAGCGTTCAGCATGCGCTCGAGCGCCCCGATCAGGGCATTGGCCGCACGCACCGCCAGATCGCCGAGCGCCTGCGGCAGGCGCTGCCAGATCGCAATCGCGGCGGCCAGCGCGGCCTCGAACAGGTTGACCGTGCGGTTGGCGAAGGCCACCACGCCGCGCACCGCGCCATCGAGCGCCTCGAGCACCGCGGCGCGGATCGCGTGCCAGACCGCGGCGATCCGCTCTCCGGCCACCTCAGCGAGCAGCCCCATGCGCTCCCACACCTCGCGCGCGAGATCGCCGAGCAGCGCCAGGGCCTCGCCGAAGCTGCCCGCGCCCTGCACGAGCCGGGAGAACTGGTAGACCAGCTCGCCCGCCGCCACGATCACGAGGCCGATGCCCGTGCGCGCCAGCGCGCCGCGCAGCACCACCAGCCCGGTGGCAAGGCTTCCGGTCGCGAGCGCGGCCGCCGCCAGGCTCGCCACCCAGCGCCCGGCCATGAAGGCGGCCAGCACAAGCCCGGTCGCCACCAGCCGGCCGATATTGTCGATCAGCAGCCCGATCGCCTGGCCCACCACGCCGCTGCGCCGCGCCAGCGCGGCCAGCCCATCGGCGATGGCGGTGAGCACCGGGGCGGCGGCCACGGTCAGCTGGTTGACCAGCCCCTGCCAGACCAGCTGCAGCCTTGCGATGGCATCGCCCGCCTCCTCGATCGCCGCGGCATCGCTCTGGGAGACCGCCACGCCGAAGTCCGCGACGTCGCGGGTCGCCTGCTTCAGCGTTGCCGTATCGATCCGCATGAATGCCAGCGCGGCGCGGTTGCCGAACAGGTCGCTCGCCACCGCCGCCCGCTCGGCCGGCGGCACGAAGCGCTCGAGCGCCTCGCGGATGGCGATGATGCGCTGATCGACCGGCAGGGCCTGGAGCGCGGCGGCCGAAAGGCGCAGGCGCTGCAGGGCGCCCACCGCCGTGCCGCTGCCGGCCGCCGCCTCGCTCAGGCGCCGGGTGAGCTGGAAGGTGGCCTGCTCGATCTCGCCCATCGACACGCCGGCCAGCTCGCCCGCCCATTGCAGCGTCTGCACACTGGCCACCGTGGTGCCGATCGATTGGGCAAGCTTGGCTTGGCTGTCGATGAGCTCGAGGCCGGAGCGCACCATGGTCACCACACCGGCGGCAAAGGCCGCGGCCATGGCGGCGGCCGCGATCCGGATGCGCGCCTGCAACGCCGCGGCACGCTCGCCCGCCGCATCCATCCCCCGCGCAAGGCGCTGCGTGCTGCGCTCGCCGGCCTCGCCGATCCCGGCCAGTTCCGCGCGCACCTCGCGCCCGCCCACCACCGCAAGCCGAACCGAGACGCGTTTGTCAGCCATCGTGTTCCGATCTCATCTGCGCATTGATCCCGCGCACCATCATCGCCTCGATCGTGGGCAGGAACTCGGCCGCCGCGCGGGCATCGATGCCGAGCGCCTCGGCCATGGCGAGCGCGGCGGCGAGGTCGAGGCCAAGGACCGCGCCCGGCACGGCGCGCAGCTGGCCGACGAGGCGCTGCGCCAGATCCCAGACCAGAGCGCCCTCGAGCGTGTGCGGCCGGTTCAGGACGGCAGGGCACTGGGCGCAGGTGGTGCTGCAGGCGCGGCAATAGCGCTCGCCTCCGCCGAAGTGCCACTCGGCGAGCCGTGCGAGGCGTTTTTTTCCTCCTCCAGCAGCAGGCCCTTCGAGACATAGCCGAGCTGGAAGGCCTCGAAGAAGGGCAGGAGGTCGAGCAGGGCATCGAGGCCCTCGGCGCTCACGGCCAGGGGATTGCCATCGGCATCGCCCACCCCTTGCCAGTCGCGCACCGCGAGCCGCGCCAGCGCCTTGGCCATGGCCACCGCAAGCGCCTCGTTCGAAGCGCCCTCGCCAAGGCCGGCGACCAGCGGATCGCTGCGCGCGGCGGCCATCAGCGCGGTGGTGAGCGGCGCGACCAGCAGGCGCACCCCATGGCCGAGATCGAGCCAGAACGGCGCGCGGGCAAGATCGAGACGGATCATCGGGAACACTCCTCCTTACGCATAGCTGGCGACATCGTTGAGCAGGCGGGCGCGCAGCATGGTGCCCTCGGCCTCGTCGAAGGCGGCGCGCCACTCGTAGCGGGCCTCGACCCCGCCGGGGCCGCTGATCGCGTATTTGCTGCGCGGCAGGAACACCCGCGGCAGCTCGAAGCGCAGGGCATAGCCCTCGGGCATGGTGAGGCCATATTCGAGCGCGACCGGATCGCCATCGCTCGCCTCGCCCATGAGCGTCGCCCCATCGAAGCGCAGCGCCAGCGTGCCGCTGGCGGTGGCCAGCGTCGGATCGGCGGCATCGATCTTGCCGTCATCGCGGATCGTGCGGATACGCTCGAGACTGTTGGAGAAGGTGAGACTGCCGCCGGTGACCCCGGCGAGCGGCTGCCCACCGCGGCGCACGAAGCCGCGCGCCTGGGCGAAGCGCCGCGGCGCCCAGCTGGCGGGCGCGGCATCGACGGTGGTGGCGGAGCGCTCCTCGCCCTGCGCCACCAGCTGCAGGCGGGCATTGGCCGGGCCGTCCTGGCCGAGCTCGAACTCGATGCTTTCGGCCATGGTGCCGAGATGGCGGAAGAACACCGGGGTGGTGAGCTTGGGATGGCCGATCTCGATCGTGTGGCTCGGGATCTCGTCGGCCCCGCTCTGCCAGAGGTGCTCATGCCCGCCACCGGTGAGCCGCGGACCCGAGGGCGAAGCATGCGAGGCGGCGATGGTGAAGGCATTGCCAGAAGGCCCGGCCGTATCGAAGACGATCTCGAGCCGCTGGGTGCTGGCCGGACGGCTGTAGGTGCACTTGCTGATCTCGGGATTGGCCGAGGCGTTGAGATTGGTGACCAGCTGGTCGATGGTCTGGGTCACGGTCGCCTGGATCTGGGTCTGCAGCGCCCCCGGCGTGCCGGTGACGAAGGTCCACACCACCCCGTTGAGCGTGATCGTCTGCCCCGCGGCAGGGTTGGCGGCGAAGCTGATCGATCCGCGCGCGGACACATTGCTGGTGACGGGCAGGCCGAACAGCGCGGTCAGCCAGAAGCCGGTGCCGCGCAGGTCGATCGGCACATCGATCTGCCCCTCGTCGGTGACGAGGCCGCGCCAGGGATCCTGCGCATTGCGCCCGCGCCCGAGCAGCGGATCCTCGCCGAGCGGCTGCATCGCGGACAGGTCGGTCGAGCGGAAGTCGAGGCTGCGCCAGCCGCTCGATGGCATCACGCCATAGCTGGTCTCGCGGGCGATCTTCAGCGTCGCGTCCGCGCCATAGGCACGCAGTTTGGGCATGGGTCATCTCCGGCAGGACTGGGGGACGGGAATGCCGCGCGGGCCATGCGCGCGCGGGACAGGATTATTGTTCCAAATCATGTGCTTGGTGAGTTGATAAGCAGCGCGGACAGAGCGAACAGGATGACACGCCGCGAGTTGCGGACGTGCATCGCAAGGGAGACCAAGCCATGAGCCAGACCACCACCGCCCGCCATGAGGCCCGCGCCGACGGGGGGTGCGCCGACGGGGCCCGCCGCAATCAGCAACAGGCCCTTTCCGCCTTCATCGCCGTCAAGGCCGAGATCGACACGCTGCTGGGCCAGCTGCGGGCGCTGAGCGACGAGCACTTCCATGCCGCGCCCGAGAGCGTGAACTGGGCCCATGTCGGCAGCATCGCCCACGCCCGCAACCAGCTGCGCGAGGTCGCCCGCTTCCTCGGGATCGAAGGCTGAGAGGCAGGGAGACCAAGCCATGCCCCGCTATGTGGTCACAATCGAAAGCCGCCGCCGCGCCCGCGAGCTTGGGGCTTTCAGCGACCATATCGACGCGCAACGCGCGCCGGCCGAGGCACTCGAAGCAGCGTCCGCCTCGTCGCGCCGCACCATCCACGGTCGGGTGACCGACAGCCAGACCGGGGACGTCATCACCCATGGCCGGGCATGGAATGGCTGGGTCGGGTTCATCTGACAGGACAGGGAAGGAACAGCATCATGAAACTCTCCGACACGCAGCTCGTGGTGCTCGCCGCAGCCGCGCAGCGCGAGGATGGCAATCTCCTGCCGCTCCCCGCCAGCCTTTC